GCGTGTAATAGTCTTTTGCAGAGACGGTAACAACACAGTATTTCTTCTCATTACTCTTCAGAGTAACCGTGTATGAATTAACATTATAATCACGTAGTCCACGAAGAACTGCCTTCATGCTGTTAACCCCACATTTCTACTAATACGTTCATACACGGCATCTGCAAGTTTATCTATGTCCTGTTCACTACGAATTGTCGCATTATTCAGGTTTACATCAATGTCATAGTTATTCGTAGTCCCGCTACCCTGAAGTTGTGGTAAACCATCAAAATTGACCATTGCAGCAGACACATTATACGTAACACTAACAGGTGGTGCTTCTACACTATCGAGAATACCATTCATCTGATTAACTGCCGCCTGAAGTGCGGGAAGTGCCGCTAATATACCACTCGTGTAGGAATTGACAAATGTGTAACCAAGATCATACGCCTTCTCTGCAAGATTCAACTTCTCAAGGATTGATGATTTTACTGTTTCTACCGTAGCGTCAAGTTCAGGTTTCTTCTCTTCTACACCTTTCTTGTAAGATTCAACTAATGCTTTACCTTCAGTGTTGGAATCAACCTTTACCTGTTCTTTCTTCTCCTCATCGATTGTAGGCGTGACAGTTGCATCAACAGTCTGTGTTACATTTGTGTCATAATCATCTGCAATATAATCAGAGTAATCAAATGTTTCTAATTTTGTAGAGGGATAAATCGATATAATTAATTCTTTATTCTCAATTGTAGTAGTAAAGTTCTCTGCAAACTCTTCTGCTGCCGCTTTACCTGTTTTCCCTGCATCTTCTACAGTCTTATCAATTTCACCATTTATAATCGCTTTAAGTCCTGCTGCACTCGTGTTACCTGAAAGAACATCGGCAAAGTTGTTATTATACAGAATCGATGCTTCTTTTGCACTTTCTTCAACCTCTTCTGTTTCGTCCTCAATGACATTATCAGTAACAACTTCAATCTTAAGGGAGACTGTTTTGGTTATAGGTTCATCAATTAGTTTTTCCGTATCCTTCCACTTCTGATAGAAATCAGTCCACCATTCATCAAGTGGTTGTTTCATCTTCAGTTTAGTGTTTAACGCATTTTGTAAATCTTCAGGTAACTTACCAGATTCAGATGCAACAGAGTCAAGGAAAGCGATTAACTGTTTCTCACTGTCTTGTAACCCATCATCAAAGTTGATAAACGGTTTAGAAAGATTATAACCCGTTTTCATCTTATTCATAATGGTAGCATCAAAAGCAGCCCATTCGTAAAGAATTAGATCAAATTCTTTTCTAAATTCTTCATGGAAGACAGAGAATGGTTTAGATTCCTTTACTTGTGCTTCCAGGGTTTTCTTCAGTTTATCAGGGATTTCACCACCATTCTGTTCAATGATGGTCTGCACTTCACCAACAAACTGTTTCTCTTCATCTGAAAGATCAGACAAATCAACTATATCTTTGGTAACTTCAAATGCCTTAAACTGCATCTGATTATCATCAGACATGTTTTTCATGTCTAACTTACCAAAAGACTCATCAAACTTCTTCTTAAAGACATTGGCACTTTCTACAGCACCATCTTCCATTGTCTTGTAAACATCAGGTAGACCGGACTCTACACCATCATTTATGCCGTTTGTAACTGCCTTGCCTACAGGTTTAGCCTTCTCTTTGACATCAGGTGCTTTACCCGTAATTCCATCAATGAAACCCTTTACAAATGCTGCACCTGCTTCTACAGCCGCTTTGATTGCATTAACAATAAACTCTTGGATTCCACCGTTTAAGATCCATTCAATAAGTGAAGAACCAACATTCGGTGCAGCATCAATGATTCCCTTACAGAAATCAATGATCATACGGAATCCAGTTTCAAACATTTTAAGCGGTAAACCAGCCACTAACCTGATGATTCCACCAATAAGACTACCTAAAGCGTTGAACAGTCTGTTTACATCACCATTAATAAATGCATCAATTAAAATAGAAACACTATTAAAGATTACACCAAACGTTTCACTAATAAAATCAGTAAGAATTTTAATATGTTCCATTATGAACGTGATAACATTGGCAGTAATATCTCTGATTCCAAACCAATTATTCTTCCAGGCAAACCAGAGTGCGGTAACTGCCGCTACAATTAAAGCAATCCAACCAATCAAAGGTAACAATGCTGTAATAGCGCCCATGATTGCGGGAATAGCAGCTGTAAATGCTCCACCTACACCTGTAATAGCACCATAAATTCCTGAAAGTCCACCTAAGAGTAACTTCTGAACTGCACCACCAACACCAAGAGTTTTAAATGTTCCTACAAATGATGCAATACCACTCTTAGCAACGGTTAATGGCCCATTTATATTTAGTAAAGAAGATGCAAAAACCCCCATCGAATCCTTGATATTCATTATGTTTTTACCAAAGATTACAGCGTCAGGATTGAATGTAACCAACCCTGCACGTAAGATACCAATGCGCTCTATTGCAAGTCCAGCCTTACCAATAAATCCTACAAAAGGTGAAAGTGTCCACGTGAGGATACCGGTAAACAACATCAGAGGAACAGCAACAAGAGTAAATGCAATTCCCATTGCAGTCACCTTTGCAATAAGTTCTTTCGTGCCTGTATCCAGTCCATTGAACCAATTAATTAACCCTATTATATGATCAACAATATTCTGCACAATGGGTATGAAATTCTGTGCAACCATTATACAAAATTCTTTCAGTCCACCAAGATTAGCATTTATTGAAGTGAACAGCGAATAAAGAGCAGGTTCAATAGAACCGTAAATTTCTGCTGCTACTGAAGCAAGATTACCCGTAAGAATTTCATACTGTGCTGCTGCTGATTGAAGAATAATGTCTGCCTGTCGTGTTGCCTCACTACCTTTTTCAACATCATACGTAATCTGCTCTAAAAGTTTACCGTATTCTTCGGTTCCTTTTGACATCTGAATCATGGCAGCGTATGACTGTTTACCGAAGATTGTGGAAAACTCACCTTCAGTCATACCCTCTGACATTGCACGATTAAATTCAGAGAAGATTTCAGCAGGTGATTTCATTCCAGTAGCGGAGAACTCATTAACTTGTTTCTCAAGGGCTTTTACTTTTGCAGTCTGCTTTTCAATTTCAGAATTAGATTTCTTGACTTCATTTTTCATTACCTTTTCGGCAAACTTCGCTTCATCAAGTGCTTTTTTTAAACTCTGCCATTTTTCAGACGATGTATCTAAACCTTGCATCTGCCGTTCTAATTCTAACATGAAATCTTTGTGTTTCTGGATCTCTTCATTTGATGCAGATGTTTCACCTTTTAAAATTTCCAATGCTTCAGCAGCACTATGATATTCAGCGACAAGTCCGTTTAACTCATCACCATTCTTATAGATAGAAAGATTATATTTACGAATAATACTTGCTGCTTCTGCTGTAGGTGCAATTAAATCAGTGAAAGCGTCTCGAAGAATCCTACCTGCATTCTGACCCGTAAACGATAAGTCACGGAGCATTGAAGCCATTGCAAGTCCTTCTTCCAGGCTATATCCTAAAGCGGCAAAAGAAGGATTAATATATTTGAGTGCAAAGGTTAAATCTTCAACATCAAGGACTGATGCACTAGCAGCAGCAGCAATAGCATGTGTAACGCGCGTTGCTTCTGTCGCTTCCATGTTGTAAGCAGAAAGGGTAGCAAAAATCATCTTGAAGGCAGTATCAAGATCAGTGGACTGTGCCGTTGCAAGGTTGATTACTTCAGGCATTATAGCGTAAACATCTTCAACCTGCATACCTGCCTGTGCCATGCCATACATGGACTCCATAATCTCATTGGCAGTAAACATTGTTGAACCGGCGAGATCATACGCAAACTGCTGTAAATCTTCCCTTACATCGTTTACACTTCTACCCATTAAGTCAAAGACTGATACAGTTTTCTGTGAGAGTAAATCAAACTCCTTACCTGTTTCAAAAATAGTAGATGCATTGCGTGTAATGTGATAAATAACAACAATCGAAGCAGAACCGGCAGCACCAACTAGGGTGTAACCTTTTCTTCGCATTGCATCGCTTACACCATTCATTGCACGATTGAATGTAGCAGCCATTG